CACCCCCCGCGCCCACCTGCCAGAAGGCTATCCATCAGACTTTAACCCCGTAAACCGCCTGTACGGCCTAGGCGGCTCTGTGCTGCACATAGCTGGCCTGCTAGACAGCACAGACGACCCCATGGCCACCATGATGCGCCTGATAGGCGAAGATCTGGAAAACACCGCCGCATGGCTGGATGAATACATGCAGCTAGGTGGCGCGCCGGATACGCAAGCGGAGTAAAGAAGACCATACGAAAGCCCCGACTAGTCGGGGCTTTTTATGCGGCGGATGCAGGCATATTGTCATATTCACTTGCGTTGTGTAGATTGCTAAACAGGCATGGCTTGTCAAGCACCCCTTTGGCTGCTGTACCTACGGAGGAAAGCTGAATGTCTGATTTTGTGAGAATGCTATTGAACGGGGCAGGGCGCATGCTTGATATGTCTGGTTCAAGCATCGACCACGCCTATATTTCTGTATTACGCCGCCGAAGCGAGCGCGATACGCAAAAGTCTTTACAGGACGACATGGATGCCATTGGTGCGGACATGGTAAAGGCTATTAACAGTGTCACGTGCGAATTGCCCGATGTCAAAAAAAGCAAAGAAGCAAAGCGCATCTGCCACTAAGCAAGATGCCCATGTAGTGTCATCAGGCAATGCAGCTGCCCAGCAAGGCCAAGTGCTCATAACAGGTAGTGAAAAGCAGGAATAGAGAACATAAAAAAGCCCCGACTAGTTCGGGGCTTTTCTTTTTTACGACTGCATCGAAGCAAACAACTGTTGTTGCTGCGTCCGGCTATAGCCTTTCAGCTTTTCGCGTATGTCTTCCGGCAAATCCAGCGCAGACGGCGAAAGGGTGTGGGAGAACTGCATGACCACCACAAAGGTATGGCCGCACTCTACATTTTTGCACATGCAGTACAGGTGCTTAAGCGAGTCTGACATCTCTTTGCTGGAATCTATGGCGGCAGCGTGGCCGCAGCGGTTGCACCGTATCAAAACTGGTCTCATGGTGTAATCCTCACGCAAAAGACATTATTGTCCAGCACATACCCTGTCAATCAGTCTATGTTGCAATATCTACAGCCTGTTGCCAGCGTATTTGCAGCTCCGGCCGCAGGGCTTCGTTTATGTCCTGCAGCATGATGCGTACTGGCTCAATTTCATTTTTTTCGTACACTTGGTCGTATTTTAATATGTCGCCAAAGCCGCCGGTGTTCTGGGGGATTACGTTAGCCATGGCCGGCGGTATGCGATGGGCGGCTATTATGTCGTCACGGCTGATGTTTTTGATTTTTTCCAGTTCATCCTTGCTGGAAAAATCGCCCACGGGCAGGATTTGCACCGCCTTGTCGCCGCCGTTTGGTATGTGCAGGTACATGTTTTTAAAGTTGCCCAGCCCCTTAGAGCCTTCAATGGCTTTTTTTATGGTCTGCTGGTCGTCTTTTTCCATGTCTGCCCCGTTGGTATAAAACACGTAGCCCATGTGTGCGCCGTTTTTGTAGTAGCGCCGCCGGAACAGTGTGGCGTCTTCATTCAGCAGCATGGACTGGATAGCCCCCAGATAACGCGGTTTGCCGTAGACTGTCTGGGCTACATCGTAATTGCGGAAGTGAAAGACCTCGCCTGTTGCGAATTCGTGCATCTGCCCGTTGTGTTGCAACAGGCCGTAGGTGTCTGGCTGCTTCAGCCTGCGCATGTTGATGGCCGGCAGGTGGCTGCAGCGCACCACCTCGCCGTAGTAGTTGCGATGCAGCAGCAGGTAGCCGTTGGCAAACACGGTGTAGTCTGTGACCACGGCCTCCATGGCGCGGCGGCTGATGGCAGCCGACGGCACAAAGCCGCGCATGACCATAAGCGCTTTAAACTCCAGCAGGGGACCGTGGTAGGCATTTGCATACAGCAGACGCGAAAGGCCGGTCAGCGGTACGGGGGTCTGGTAGTAGCGTCCGTTGTCTATCAGGTACACCCCCAGCGAATCCATGTACTGATAGCCGTCCAATACCGGTTCCGGATCGCCGAAGGTGAATCCCACGGCGCCGTGGCGTCTGGCTCTGCTTTTTTTTCTGCCCATTGTCTGCTCCTATCATCCTATAACAACCATGCTGCCGCCACGCGGGCGCGCCAGTGGCTCGTATGCTACGCCGTGCAGGATGGCAAAAGCGGCATCTGCATGGCCTGTTGATTCAGATCTGTTTGCTGCATAGGTCATGGCACCGCCGGGGGTGGTGGTCTGGCGTATCATCATAAAGGCGAGGCCTATTTCACGGTCTGCAGCATCCCACTGCATGCGGCCTCCCTCAATCAGCTCGCGTCCCTTCAGCACCAGTTCGGTTTTGGTCTGCAGGGTGTAGTGGATGGGCGTGACGCGCGGGTAGAACACGCGCACGTTTTCGTACACGCCTATGCCGGGGCCGGTGGTGTCTACGCCCATGTACTGCACGTTGTATTGACGGGTAATTTCCTTGATGCGTTCCACCTGCCACAGATAGCTTTTGTTCACCCACTTGAACCGCCTGAGCACGCGGAAGGTGCCGCTTGCCTGTTCCGGCGGGGCAATGATGACAAACGAGGCGTCATCGCGCGAACGGCTGGGATCGTAGCCGCACCAGACAGGTTTATTGCCGTAGGGGCGCAGGGCCGTGGGGGTGTAGTCCTTCCATTCGCTGCTATCCACACGGCAGTTTTCCAGCTGCTCAAGGGCAAATACCGAGTTGGTATCATCCACAAATTCGCACATGAACAGGTTGCGGAATTCTTCCGGACTGTATTCCAGCTGCAGATCGTCCATGTTGAACAGATCGCAGCCGCCGCGCATGGCATCCTTCAGCGTGATGATCTTGCGCCACGTATTGTCAGGGCACAGGATGCCGCTTTGTATCTGGGTGAAGCCGGGGAACTCCTGCCGCTTTACTTTGTTGCGCTCGTTAAACCAGTCGCCCGTCCACAGGCCATAGGCAGGGTGGGTGACGGCGCTGGGGGTGGAAAACAGCGTGCGCCGCCATTTTTTGTGTGCGGCCATGCCGGTGGCCACCTTGAACAGCTCCCGGAATTTGATGATCCAGAAATATTCATCAATGTAAACGTGGCCGTGATAGCTTTGGGCGCTTTTGCTGTTGTTGGATAAAAAGTACAGCGTGGCGGCACCGTGGGCTGTATTCAGGGTGATGGGGTTGCCCTTCAGCTCGATGTCGAATTTTTCCTGCGCTATCTGCACTATATAGCTGCGGAATACTTCCGCCTGTGCGCGGGTGGCGGAAAGGAAAATCTGGTTGTCACCGGTCAGACATGCGTCTTCAAATGCTTCCTGCGCGAAGTACCATGTGGCACCTATCTGGCGCGATTTGAGCAGTTGCCGGTTGCGGTAGTGTTTCGCCTGTCGCAGCTCGTGCTGGTACAGGTAATAGTGTGCATGCAGCTGGTCTGCGAAGTCTTGCGGGGTAAGGTGCGAGACGTCGTTTTTCTGCAGCGTGCTGCGCTTTTTAGCGCTGCCGCCCTTGGGCGACGCATCCTGCCTGCGTTTTTCGCGTGGGTTGTCGGGGGTGGCGGCAGGCGGTGCGTGTACGCAGCTGGCGGCCTGTTGCTGCAGGGCGTGTTCGCGTTCGCGCATGCGCTGGATGCGTTCCAGATTTGCGGTCAGGCGGTCTATTTCCTGCAGCTCTTGCTTTGTTTTGCCTTCCCGTTCTATCAGCAGTACCAGCCTGCGCTCTGTTGCGGCTTCTACTGACTCATGCGCCAGCATGGACGCCCAGCCTTCTGTATCTGCCCAATGGTAGATGGTGCGGCGGGCCACGCCTAATGTTCTGGCAATTTCGCGTGCGCTGTATCTTTTTATGTACAGGCCGCGCGCTGCCTCCTTCACCTCTGCCGGATAGTGTGCCATAGACGGGACACTACAGTATTTTATCCCGCCTTTAAGCCGATATTATTCCGCTACCCTGTAGTAGCGGAACGGCTTTTCTTGTTTTGCTGTGCAGCAGCGTCCTATCCTTGCCCTATGGCAACTCTTTCTACAGATTTTATCAAGGTGGCGCAGTCCGGCCCTACATGTGACGGCCGCACTATTGAAGCGCGGGAGCTGCACGAAATTGCAGAAACATACAATCCCGCCACCTACACCGCAGTGATATGGCCTGATCACGAACGCTTTTATGGCAACCACGGCACAGTGCTTGCCGTGGAAACGCGCGAAAACGGCGACGTGACGGAACTGTGGGCCAAGCTGCAACCCGGCTGGCGCATGCTGGAAAAGAACCAGCAGGGCCAGAAGCAGTTTTGCAGCATTGAGATATGGCCTGACTTTGCAGACAGCGGCAAATGCTACTTGGGCGGCATTGCCATTACCGATTCACCCGCCAGCCTTGGCACAGAGCAGATACGGCTGTTTACCGCCAGACGCGGCGAAGATGCACAAAAAACACGCTTTGCCCACAGCGGCATTGCATTGCCTGACCTGTTTTGCCGTTTTTCTCCGAACTCCCGACAGACTGCAGGTGACAGCGCAGAGCAGACAGACCCCGAAGCACAGGTGCATTCCTTTGTGCAGGGGCTGATGCGGATGTTCGGCCTTTGTAAATCTGACCCCGACCACAACAGCGAGGAACCCATGAACGCCGAACAGTTTAAAGAGCTGCAGGGCGGCCTTTCGGCTCTTTCTGATGAAGTGAAAGAGCTGAGCAGCAGGCTGGAAGCCCACAGCGAGGAAGCCACAGGCGACCCTGCCGGCCCCGAACAGCATTCTGCCAGCGGCACGGCAGAGAGCGGCAACGATGCCGGCAAACAGTACAGCGAGCTGGCCGACGGCCTGAAAAGCCTGACAGACACCGTAAGCGAACTGGCCAAGGGCTTCAGCGCCATGGCCCGGCGCATGGAAGGCGAAAAAGGTACGGGCACTTTTGAAACCACCGGCCCCGCAGATGATGCGGGCGGTGTTCTGTAGGTGAGCAATGAATGCAAGAGCAATAGCGCGCTTTAACGCGCTGAAGGACCAGCTGGCCAAACAATACGGAGTGGCGGACGTGTCGCGCCAGTTTGCGGTGGAACCCACCACTGAGCAGCGGCTGCAGGACAAAATTGTCGCCACCAACGATTTTTTGCAGCGTATCAACGTACTGCCCGTAACGGAGCTGAAAGGACAGAATGTGTACGGCGCGGCTGCCGGCCCTGTGACCGGACGCACCGACACCAGCGTGGACGGCAAAGAGCGTAAAACCCGCGATGTGCTTTCGCTGACCGCCGCGGGGTACGAGCTGTTTGCTACCGAATCCGACGTGCACATTACCTACGCCACGCTGGATGCGTGGGCGAAGTTTCCGGATCTGGGCGAACGCTACACCGGCTATGTGCAGCAGCGCATCGGCCGCGACCGCGAGCTGATAGGCTGGCACGGCATAAGCGCCGCCAAGGATACCGACCTTGCCACCAACCCGCTGATGCAGGACGTGAACAAGGGCTGGATGCAGTACATGCGCGAACACATGCCCGCCAATGTGCTGACGCAAGGCGCCACCGCCGGAGAGCTGCGCATCGGCGCCGGCGGCGATTATGCCTGTCTTGACCTTGTGGTGTTTGACCTGCTGCAGGGCATCCCGCAGTACATGCGCGATAATCTGGTGGCCATTGTGGGTTCCGACCTGATCGCACAGGAAAAAGGCGCCCTGTTTGCGGCCGTTACCGGCAAGCCCACCGAAAAGAACGCCATGAACATGGCCATGACCCACCTTGGCGGCCTGCCGTGGACTACTCCCAACAACTTTCCTTCGCGCGGGCTGGTGGTCACCAGCTACGACAACCTGTCCATTTACTATCAGGAAGGCTCGTGGCGCAGGCAGATCAAAGAAGAGCCCAAGAAAAACCGCGTGGAAGACTATAACTCGCGCAACGAAGGCTACGTGGTTGAAACACCTGAAAAAATGACCGCGCTTGAATTCCAGAATGTCAAACTGCCGGACGGTTCCGGCGGATGGGCATAGCGGTATCCTTCCTCTTATGCGCGGGGCGGCTGTAACTGGCCGCCCCATGCCGCAGCTAGGAACCGCGAACTATGCCGGGGATACATGTATGAGCCTGATGCGAAGACACCAAGAAGCCGTACGGGCAGGCACCGTGCCGGAAGCCGGCAGGGCGGCGCCTGACAAAGCCCGCACGGCCGTGGTGGGCGTGGTGCCCACCGGATTTATGGCGGTGCAGCACATGCACAAGCAGCTGGGCACGGCACTGGCGGAAGATCTGGCCGCACTTTCTGCCCTGCAATCTGTAGAGCGCAAAGCCGACATGAAGCGCGATACCTTGCTGCCTAAATATGCACCCTATGTGGAGCAGCTGCGCAAAAACGACCAGCGGCATGAGCTGCTGGGCTGGTATCTGGTGTGGCTGCTGGATGCCGGCGACATTGAACAGGCGCTGGAATACGGCATGTGGTGCATTGCCCGCGGCGTAACCCTGCCGGAAAAGTTCCGGCGCACCGTACCGGCGCTGATTGCGGATGCACTGGCCGACTGGGCCGAGCCGCTGGTGGAACGCGGCGAAAGCGCAGAGCCGTACCTTACCCGCCTGCTGCATGCCGCAGACGGTGTATGCGGCCAGTGGGATTTACCCGATGCAGTAAGCGCCCGCCTGCTGAAAATTTACGGCGAGGCCTGTGCCAGATCGGAACAGTGGGATAAGGCCGTTGATGCCTTTGAAGCGGCGTATGAGCTGGGCGCAAAGGTAAAAACCGTGCTGGATAAGGCCCGTAAGCAGCTGAATAAGGCTGAATAGATACTCCCCCCCCCGGACCGGCCCGCAGTACGGGCCATGTGAAGCCATGGGCATAAGCACGGCCCTGTGCTGCGAAGCCGGTCTCTTTTTTACAGGCGGCAGGTATGAGCTTTAGCGGATTTAAAGACGAAGCGGCCCACCAGACCATAGGTAACGACGGTTTTTTTCCCGATCTTTCTACCAGCACGCTGGTGGAAGCATACCGCGTGCCGCCCAACTTTGCCGTGGCCACACTGGCGGTGCAGCTGCGTCTGGCCATGGCATGGGCCAACCGGCAGCTGGCAGCGTGGCAGGCCGCGCAGGTTGCGGCAGGGCATAGCACGCTTGCGGCTGTTCCTGCAGCCCGTCTGGGTGATGAATCTGTACTGGAAACCTACTACCGCGCTGCCGTGTTTAACGAATGCCGCGCCCTGCTGGTGCAGGAAAGCAAAGTGCTTGTACGGCGGCAGGATGCGGCCAATCAGGCCACGGAAAGCACGGAGACAGAAGCCGCCTACCATGAACAGGCCGTAAAGGCGCTGGCAGACATGCAGGGCCACGGCCGTGTGTTTGCGGAGCTGATCTGATGCGCAAGCTGCAGCAACTGACCGCATTTTTGATGCAGGCCACGGGCCTGCCGCGGGAATCGTTTGATTCGTTTGTGGACAGGGGCGACCTGCTGCCCACCGGCAAGGATCTGGGCCACGGGCTGGAGGTGGCGCGCTTTCAGTACGATGCATCTGTGTATCTGTATGGCTACCCCGGTGACGGGCATCTGGTGCTGGCTCTGGTTATGGCGTGGCTGCAACAGGCAGATACCGAGCGCGAGCAGCAGGGGCTGGGCGACCCCAGAATAGAAATAGCCATTCTGGATGCAGACACGGCGGATGTGGAGATTTCCGTCACATTTAATGAAGGCATCGAGCTGGTGCCCGATGCCGCGGGGCGTATTCCGTACCGTGGCAGCAGGTGGAGCGTAACGGACGTGCCCGTGGATGTGGCGGACAGCATGCAGAGCATGGACGGTACCGCAGATGGCTGATGTGCTTTCCATGACGGCCGACAGGCCGGCGCTTGCACGGCTGTTTAGCCAACTGGATGTGCTGCGGCTTTCACCGCAGGACAAGCGCCGGCTGGTGAAAGAAATGGCCATGGAAGTGCGCCGCCAGTCGCGCAAAAACATACGCGAACAGCGCTGTGTGGACGGCAGGCCCATGGCCCCCCGCAAGCTGGAAGGGCGCAAAGGCAAGGTGACCAGACGTAAAATGCTGGTGGGCCTTGGCCGGATGATGAGCATTGAAGCCAGCCGCGTGGGCAGCGGGCAGGTTTCGTGGGCAAACAGCTATACGGCGCGCATAGCAGACAGGCACCAGCACGGAAAGGATGAGCAGTTCCGGACAAGTGGCCGTAAGCGGCGCGAAAAAGATTCCGACTACTACCAGCCCGATGCACGGGTAGAGCGCTGGCTTGCCAAAGAGCTGCTGCGGCTTGGCTATCGTACCGAGGTGAAACTGCCCAACGGCAAGGTGCGGCGGCAGCGTGTGAACCAGCGATGGATAATGAAGCACATGACCCGCGCGGAGGCCGTGGCCATATGGCACGAGCTGAGCGGCCGTACCCCCGACGACACATGGACAATAGGCGTACCCGCACGGCCGTTTTTAGGTGTTAACGGCAGGCAGTCGGCCACCATGCTGGACGATCTGGCGCAGGCCTCGCTGGTCAAGCTGCGGCGCAAAGGCAAGATATAGACCCTTTTAAGGAGATACCCATGGCACTAGGAACCGTACAGGTAAACAAGCTCAACCTGATGCAGGGCGATTTTGATGAAGTGGAAGGCTACTTTCTGTTCATCGGTCGCGGGGCGGGCGTTAACGAGGGCAAGCTGCTGGCGGTGAACAATGACTCCGATCTGGACGAACTGCTGGGCGCTGATGCCAGCGGGCTGAAAAAACAGCTGGACGCCGCCCGCCTGAATGCCGGGCAGAACTGGAACGCGCTGGCACTGCCGCTGGACGGGGTTATGACGTGGGCCGACGGCGTGGACTACGCCATGACGCAGGCCACTGTAGAGGCTGTTATTGTAACCGACCCTGTTACCGCATCCACCGATGTGGAAGCCATGCAGGCAAAAACGGCTGACATTATGGGCCGGTACATGCGGCCTGTGTGGTTTATGGCGGCAACCCGCGCCATTGATACCACAGGCGCATCGCCGGAAGCATGGCCCGATTTTACCGCCGCTATCAAGCCGCTGGTGGCAAATGTGAATGCCGATCAGGTGATGGTGGTTCCCGCGCTGTGGGGGAACGATCAGGGCACACTGGCGGGCAGGCTGGCCAACAAGGCCGTAACCGTGGCCGACACACCCATGCGTGTGGCCACCGGCCCGCTGCTGGGGCCGTGGACTGCCAAGCCCGTGGACAAGG